TATCTTTATCTACTAAATTATTCGCCGTGTTTACTGTAAGTTTTGAATTGTCCAAATATAGACTAAAAAATTTAGCCGGCTTGGTCAATGCCAACATTCTCATCACTGCAAATGGGTATTGGGCACTTCTTCTCCATGCCGTTTCGCCTGGACCTTGATCTCCAAATTTCCATTCTTTTCTAATATTTGATGAATCAAAAGATTGCAGAAGTTGTGTTCTAACAGGAGTTAACAAATTTCCATTTTCGTCTACCGGTAGATAATTTGTAAGACCTGTTCTGGTGTATCTTGCTTTTGTTGTTTGAGTGTGTTTGTCGTAACCTGCTTCTAGGTCTTGCCACATTACAATGTTACCTGCCGAGTAAGGAGCCGGACCGTAATTTGTTTCCCAAGTACTAGGTTTTTCCGAATACCCTAACATCTCCCATGGATGTGTGTGAGGTTTGTCAGTGTCGTAGAAGTAGTTGTATATGCCTCTCCAATGTCCTTGAAGAAACTTATTGTTTAAAGAACTTTTGCTTGTGGAGTAATTGTATGAAAATGCATCTCCGTCAACAAAATTTTGTTTTTGATACTGTACAGCATTTACTCCTGCCCAGTTGTAAAAATCTAATGCTAGTATTTCATTTGCTTCGTTGTTTGTATAATCTGTTTTAACATCGTCCTCAATAAAAGCGGAAGGTCTAACATCCTGCTCAGAAAGAAGTGTGCTGTCATACTCAACTTTTATATTGTTGTATATACGTTTTTCAAATTCTAAAAGTAAATTGTCTCTATAATCACCATAAGCAATAGTTCTTGAACCGTCGTGTCCTACAATCACATTGGTTGCAGTTCTGTAAGTGTTGTCTAACACCAGCTCAGGTTTAAATTTAGGATACATTCCCAACTTGGTAGGAGTAGGTGGAACAAAACTTCCAGTTGTATCATTGTAATCTTTGATAAGAACAACATCTCCCACAGCAATAGTAGACAATATTTTAATGCTATCGTCCGTTGTGTTAAAGGTGTAGTCGGTTCCTCTGATCAATTGATTATCGTTCAAATAAACATAAACGGCTCTATTTGATAATTTGCTTATGTTAAATTGACTGTCAATTGCGTACTCAACTTCTAACTCATCTTGCACCGTATATGTTCTTGTTGAACTATTTTCACCGTATCCAATCATGTCTTCATAAAAGAAAGGAAAATTATTATTTTTATTCTGTTGAAGACTTGAAATAATTTCATCCAATCTTTCTGCTATAGTGCCGTCATGGTCTGATCCTGTTTTATATTTGAGAACACTCTCTTTGAATTTCTGATAAGAATTACTACAATAGTCTAGTGCGGCAACAATATTACTTGGTGTATCTATCAAACTAAAGAAAGCATTTGTCAACGGCGCACTGTGTTGAAGTATTGTTCCGCCTTTTAATTTAACATTAGGTAGATCTCTTAAATTAGTATTTCCTGGAAACTCTTCTCCAATAATATCTATATTTTTTTCATGTATATCATGCAAGTGATTTAAGATTTGTCCATATGTTAATTCGCCAAAAATAGAATTTAAAGGATTCACTGACAAATTTTCGGGTACTTCGTAAAGTCCTTTGCCTGCAACTTTTTTAGTTTTACTATATGTTAATATTTTTACCTGATCGCCTACTTTTAATTCCTTATTAAATTTTACATATTTGTGAAGTGTTCCGTTTTCCAATGTGTAATCGGTAGTTAAATTTTTTCTATTATGATTTACATCAACACTCACTTCTAGGTCGGCAATGTCCTTACTGTTTTTGTAAACGTCAATAACAAAAAGTTTTTTTTCGTCGGCAATAACATTGTGTGTTTTAATTACACGTTGTTTGCTCTGTTCTATTCTTTCTATCCAAGCACTTTTGCTATTGTGTGTTGTTTGTCCTGTTGTATAATGTAAGTGTCCAGCACTGTACAACTTTTCTTTGAACGTATCTCCACTTTTGTATTCAAAAGAAGACGATAACAAATCCGATGCAAAAACAATATCTCCAACATTGTTAATGGTGTTATATTTTACTTTGATTCCTAGTACTGAATCAACCGTCGCCGAATCTGACGTTTGATATTCAAAAACTTTTGCTCCAGTAAAACTACTGGATGGGTATGTTATGGTATCTCCAAATGATACGTGTTCATTATCCCAAATGCCAAACAACGGCTGTTGATTTAATTTAGTTTTCTCTTGTCCTGTTTTCCACGTCTCTGTTGATGAATTATAATAAAAAGTTTTTCCCTGATTGTTTTTTCCTAATTCTACAAACACACTGTCACCGTCATCTGGTGAGCCGTCGCTCTCTAATGTTAAACTAATTACTTTTGTACTGTTAACTGTAACAAGATTAAGTTTATAAATTTTATTCTTATACTGTGTGTCTGTGTCGGCGGTAAAAAGAATACGCATTCCATTGGTCATTGTTATCCCGTCGATGATGTACCCGATGTTGTTTACAATAGTAGACCCAACATCTGTAGTAACCGAATCAACAACAGTAACACTTTTCTTGGCTACCACTCCATGGTCATATAATGCTAATCCAGAATCAAATTCTATTATCGGACGCTTTGCTCTAGCTGTTTCTAATAGAGCAACCGATGACGCATTAATAGTCGCCGTTGTTTCTACTACATCTTTGTGAAACCATCTGTTATATCGAGACCAAGCATTTCCGTCAATACTAGCTCGGTTGATTGTAATATAATCAGGATTGGTTGGTCTATAAAAAGCAATTGAGTATGGTCTCGAGTCGTATGCAGTTTCGTCGTACAATGTTGTACTTTCTTCGGCATATGCTTCCGGAGTTATTAAGTCTGCTGTGTTTGTGAGTGTTATTGATTCTCCAACTCCATCAATATAAAATTCTTTAAAAGCGTAATTAACTGTATCTGTTACATTTTGACCAAACTTAATTTTCATTCCGTTTGATAGGCTATAACCGTTGCTGAAAGTATAATTTTTACATCCTGTTATCTGTTGTGAAACATCTATGTTTGTGGCGTCTGTGATATTTTTAATTTTGATTATACCGTTCATCCCTGAATGCGAGCCACACTGATAATGTAGAGTATCCGGAGCATTATCCGGAATAGTAAAAGTTAATGTACCGTTTTTTACACCGTTGTTAGTAACACCAGTATTATAAAGTACACTTGTTGACCCGTCTACATCAATCCCTGTCTTATAGGGTTCCGTCATTAGATAGAAAGGATGTGTATCCGAATCCTTAACAAACTTGTATGTATTTCCTCTATACAAAGTTATTTGCGGATTGTCTGTTGTTCCGTATGTTGAAAATCTATAAGAACCTGATCCGTTGGTTGTAAGAGATATTTCGTATATTGCAGACGGTCCTATTGAGCTTACAAGAATTGGGTTTGGTCCTTCCGGTAACCAATAATATTCTCTATAGTTTATTAACTTGTCTAGGTCTACTGCTGAATTCCAGTTGTATACTTTTTCTTCGGTTAATCTACCATGGTTCTCAACGTTACCTCCTAGATACGATAGCTGGTTGACAAAGTCGTCGTATGTTGCAGTGAACTTAACTTTGTCTTCTGGATTTACACTGCTAGTATCATTGTCTATATAAGTGACTGTTGGTTCTAATTGATAGTTTGTTCTTGCTTCACTAGTGGCATCGATGTAATTGTCTGCCACTTTTCGTGTGTAAGAATATTTTCTTCCAATAAAACCGTCCAAACGTTCTAGGCTTCCTTTTTGTATTAAAGGATCTAGTGTTGACGACAGGAATCGTTGATTGTTATCTGTTCTGTAGTAGGCCGGTAAATGCCCGACCGTTCTTCGGTAGCTTCTTCCGTCTTTGTCTGTGACTACTTCTAAATTTCTTGTAGATTGATTATCATCTGCCATCTTTAGTAACCTGTACCACTACTTCCCGAACTCGAATTGCTTCCAGACCCGTATGTTGAAGTGGTAACCGAAGATACTGCCGATGATGATCTTGTGTTATTTGTTATTGACGTAGTTGATGTTACAACTGTGCCTGAAGCTTCTAACTGGTTTGCTCCTAAGGCATCAATTATTGAAACATCATCAACTGTGGCTCCACTGATGAAAATTTCGTCTGACGCAGAACTAATTTGGAATAAAGATCCAAACGATTGTCCCGATTGATTTGGCACAATAACTGCTGTCAATAGATCCGGCGCAACTTCACGATGTATGTAAGCGGCCAGTTCCGTGAAATAAAAAGTATCTCCAAAATCCCAGTTTTCTAAAGCAAAAAATCTGTTTATTGCCTGTATAACTTTTGTTTTAATAATTGCATTACTAACGTTTGTATCGGGATTTTTAACAACTTTAAAAGTTGCTTGTAATTCTTCAACGGAGTTTTTTCCAAATAAGATTTTGTATTTTACCGATCTGTATATGATTTGATCACTTAGACCTTTTACAGGATTTAATTTAGCATCATAGCTTATTCTTAACTGGTCACTAGTGCTAGGAGAAGGACGGGTGCCTCCTTCTACTAACCAGGTTCGGTAATTAGTGTCGTATGTTCTTTCTAACATATAGATATCAACTATATTGCTAACACTTGGATCTATTCTAGATCCTTGTCCTGCATGATGTTTATATTGAAAATCAATTGTGTTTCTACCAGATCTAACAATATAATTTGTTGTTGTTGTTAAAGTTTGTGTTGTAGAACTATATTTCTTGATGACATCTTCAGCAGGATCACTAAAATAAAACAACTGGCCGTCGGTGTATGTGCCCGGCACAATAATATCTATTTCGTTTGCTGTTACAACAAAGTTAGATGCGTCATACGGCTTAAATCTTTCAATGTTGTTATAAGAAATATATTTTTCAAAAAATACATATTTTGTAGTTGGTGAAACAGTTGGCTCAACAATGATATCAAATATTTCTGGATTGTCTACTACCCCGTCATCGTCTGAATCAAAAAATCCTACTTCGACTTTTCTATTATCTTGATAACCATCTGCTTCTTGAATTGTGTTGGTCACTTGCCAATATATTGGATACCCTACAGCAGTTGACGATGATAAAATTAAATTATTTTTTAAAACTTTTACATAATCTTTTACTAATTGTCCTGTTCTGTAATCATAAATTCTTTCTTCGATATCATAATGAAATTTATTTTGTCCTTCCGATTCAAAAAGATATTTTAATCCTCTGTAAGTAACTGTGTATGTATTTCCATCGTTTGTAAATTTAAACCACCAACTAGCATCTAAACTAGTTTCTGTGTTGTCTCCTTCGTTTGTTAAACTGAAATCGTTTATTGTGTTCAGGTTTGAAGATGTAATAAATTTCCATTCAGTGTTCTCTGAATCAAATCTTAATGCAAATGTTTCGTATGCTTCAATTTTGTTTTGTATATCAGTTTTAAGTTCAGCCGTAAATGTTGTTAAAAACGGAGGTATCACAGCATTTACTATAGAGTTTGCTGGAACAATATTTGCTAATGTAAGCGGACCTACTCCTGATTCTAAATTACCTAAACCGCCATTAGCACCGTCGCCAACAACACCAGTTGTTTTTGCCCAAAGTCTATCTTGTGCATTATTTGTTCCCCCGGTGACTAGTCTTCCGTTTAAGAATTCTCTCGTATCCGGTGATGTAAATTTTATAAGAGATCCTGCTTTTACATATTGTAAATTATTTGTACTGTATTCACCAACTACCATAGGACCGCTGGCATTGAAATAACCTGTGTTTGTGTTTGTTCCAGTTGTAGTACTGACCCAAGTAGCACCCAGAGGTGTAATATCTTTTGTTGTGTATTTTAGATAATAAAATTGTCTCGAATATGCGTTTTTTAATTTTGCTTCTACCAATGTATTAAGTGTATTTAAAATGTCAGTTTTATTTGAAAATGTAAAAGTAAATGTTGGCGATGTTTCTTCTCTATAAAGTATGCCATCATCGGCAATAGTTGACACTTGAGAATATGCTCCAGTTGGATCAATTATATCCTTAGCCCTTGATATACCCGACGCTGTTCTGTTGACTGATTTTATTTTAACAATTTCTTGAGAAGCACTTAAAGGTACTATATTATAATCTTCTGCAGTTATCATTCTATTTTGTGAATAATATGTCTGCGGAGCATTTTCTCTTATCGAGTCGTTACTTTCTGTTGCTGAAGAATTGTAAACTGATTGTTTTAAACTTACTGTAATACTAGCAACCTGGCTTGCACCATTTCTATCTAGATACGGTAAATCAAATTGTACATTTTGTATGTCTGTTGATTTGATAGTATATTTTTCGTTATCACTTATTCTGTGGTATGCTCTAAACGACCCCGACGGAAGGTTAGCAAAATTTCCATCACCAAATACAAGATCAACCGAATCGTTGTTTTTTGTGATCACGTTGTAAACATCTCGTTCACCGGTAGACAAACTATTATAGATTGTATTATTTCCTGCTACACTAGGAACCTTTGTCCATAACTTTGAAACTTGATTTAGATTGTCAAGGCTGTAAAGCCATACATCGGTATCGTTAATGTTATTAACATTAATATTTTGTACGAAATTGGTTGTTGCTTGATCGATTGAAAATTCGGTATTTGTTAATGATCCTTGTTTAAACAGAACAAAAAATCCTGTGTTGTTTGACGAATCACCTGCACCGTCTGTTCTGTATAGGTAACTAAATCCGTCTCCGGGTACTGGTTGCTTTTCGTATATAGATTCGCTTGACGAAACTGTTGACGGAAGAATTTCAAAATTTCTTGTTACACCGTTAACTGGTTTTACAAATTTGTAAATTGGCAGGTCAACATTAATACTGTTTGATGTATAAACTTCTGTTGTTATTCCTCCAACTGATGTTGATTCTAAAGGTTTTCCAAATTTTTGTTCAGTAAAGTTTAATGAGTTTAGTATTGATATAAATTGTTCTCTATAATTTCCGTTTGTTGGATCATTCCATACTATTGATGTATTTGCTAGATTGTTTCCAGTTGGATCAATCACTGCTTCTGTTGTTGAAATAGAATCTATCTTTAATAAACCGGTAGCACACTGATTTCGTTTGGCATTATAATTAATTAATCTTGCTAATCTTAATATAGAATTTCTTCTTTCGGCAGTTTCTAAAAAGTTTTCTCTAGCATTTAGATCTACTCTGAAAGATAATGACTGAGATATGTAAGCTATCAAATCTATTAATGCCACATATTCAGAACTCTCTACAAAATCATTGAAATCATCTGGATAGTTTTCTTTGATGTACGACACCATTGTACGTCTGATGGTTTCAAAATCGTAACTTTTGAAATCAGCTTTTTGAAAAGATCTATAGATCTTTCTCCAATCTTCCGCAACTAATAATCTGTTTTGTCTGTCTGTGGTAGCCATTGTATAATACAATGGTATTTATGTGCTAGGAAATATGCGTACTTTAAGTTAGACGTATGGTACTGTTCTGATCAAAATCTAACTGCAATTTTTCGGTAATATTATATGGTAGATAACTGATTGTTGCTTGTATAGAGATTCCGTGATCTTCCTCTGATACTATAATCTCGTCTGTATTGACACGAGGATCAGCATTAAGATTACGTGTAATATCGTCAGCAATAGCCTGTCTTAAATCTTCAGTCAACGGTTCAAATAGTACATCGTATATTATAGTGCCAAACTCTGGATTTTCTACCCGTTCTCCTTTTCGTATTGACAATCTATTGAGAAGATTTTGTTTGACTAATTCAAAGTCATACAGTTTATAATTGGTCTGATCTGCCTGACTGCTGAAACCTTTAAAGGTTTTTTCCTTTGTTATCAATGTCTTTCCTGTATCTTGTGCCATGTCTATTAAAATCTGCTAAAAAAACTTCCTATACTAGAACCAACTGAGGCAATGGTAGAGGATATTCTGCTTCCAACATTACTTACCAAGGATTTGACATTGGTCATTGCTGTCACATGTCCGCCCATAATGTTCTTGTAATTATTTTGTACAAATTTTGCTGACTTGCCAATTACTTCATTTTGTGATAGTCCGGTTATTGAGCTGGCTACGTCAACACCTTTCATTCCATACTGTATACCTGTTTTTGCGATGTTGTTAATTTTGCCTGCGCCTGCAATTTGGTCTACAAAATTAACAGCTGAACTAGTAATACCGGCATTATCCTGAAATATGCCGGCAACTGTTGAGGAACTGGTTGTAGCTGATGATAAACTATTAATAACCTTGCTAGCGGAAGTGCTGACCTTTTGTGAAAGATTTCCGGATGTGAACAATGTACCTGATTGATTAATGAACACCTGATCCTTTAATGTTTGTGAAACGTTTCCATTAATTGAACTTATTGTCTGGCTAATGGCATCATTAACTCCTGCTGTTATTGGGGTCAATGATTCATTTTTGATAGAATATAATGTATTATAATTTTTAGTAAATTTATCTGCCTCTTGTTGAATTTTGGTTATTGCTCCTACAGTATTATTTGTTTTTTTGGCTAATCCTTTAGCTTCTAAATGTGCTTGAAGATCTGCCTGGAACTGTCCTATTTTTATAGTTGGGTTACTACTATTTCTGTTTCGTTGGGAAATAAATTGGGAAGTACCCGGAATCTTGTCATTAAGGCTGGGTCCAGTGGTTCCAGCAAAAGAAATAATTTTATCGTAATGATAAGGAAAAGGCTCGTGGGTAGGAACTCTCATACCCGACATAGAAACATTTCCTTCTACCGTCACTTCCAACGGACCTGCTTGATATTTTTCCATTGGATTTACATCGGGAATAAAAACGTGTCTTGTACCTGTTCCAAAAGGATTTGTGTCAGTTGCATTTGTTCTTTCAAGGTCACTAAAAATACTAGAGTTTGTTCCTATACTATTAAAATGGACTTGAGCACCTGTTAAGTGATGTTGTCCGCCTGCCATGTGAATCTGTTGTTGACCGGCATAAGTTAAAATGGAACCATTTGGTGCTTTTTCTGTTATACTACCTGTTGTGGCCTGTAATTGAATATCTGTATCTGAAAACTGTTGTATTGCTCCACCATCTATAACTGTTTTATTAAGAGAACGCATCTTAATTTGATTCCTAGCAAACATATTAATATCGGAATCACTGTGCAAGTTAAGATCTCCACCTGCTCTAATGTTTATTGAATTTCCTGAATAGATATCAATCGCTCCGTTGGCTGAAAACTCCATCCAGACATTTCCAGATCCGTTGGCTAGATAAACTACTCCTGATGAATCATTGAGTAAAAGTTGATGTCCCGACGAACTCCGTAATCTTATAAGTTGGTTTTCTCCATTACTGTCACCGTCGTCCATAACAAAACTGTGTCCAGTGAGTCTATCAACAATTTCTTGTTTAACACTATCTACCCCTCCAATTTTTCTTTTTCTTCCACGTGGGTCTTTTCTGCCGGGTGTGCTTATTCCGTAAACTTGGCTAGGAGATTCTCTCCTGGCACTTGATGTTGTTGTTCCTCTAACTGTGTCTTGTATAAGTCCTTCTTGTCTTAGTGTTTCAGCAAAAGGGTGTATTGGTTGTTTCACTGACCCAGGTGCGTCTGCTAATAATCTAGTATTAATTTCTCCTGCCGGTACTTTGTCTGTTCCGTACATTTCTTCTTTGGACTGTTGAAAATCTCCGAGAGCTTCCACTTGTGTGTTTGTAGATGCCGCTATACCCGGTGTCATAAAATTGTTGTTGGGCTCTGGAATACATCCTATCCAATAAGCCTGTGAAGCATCTCCTTCGACAAATAATATCATTACTCGTGTACCTGTGTCGGGTGGTACCATCCACATTCCGTACGAATGCCTTGATTGGCTATATGATCCAGGACTGTCTGAATTATTATAACTGCTCTCTATGTGTTCTGCTCCTTTTGTACCATAGAACGGAGTCATGTAACGACACAAAACCTCATGAGATTGATAGTCTTTGGTTGTTCCTACTGATGCTTCTATTATAACTGCTATACGTCCCAGTCTTTCCGGGTCTCTATTATTAGTGACAAGTCCCACATACGGTCCAGAATTTTTTTCCACCATCTTCTGTAGGTGAAGGCTGGGTTTTATTGTTGAAAAATCGCTAAACTGTGTAGACATAAAATTACTTACTAAAAAACCTTTTTATTTTTTGTGATATTGAGTTAAACACTTCACGTATGCTTGGTCCTTCCGGCATCTCACTATCAAGTACTATATTTTTCCATTTATCAACATACTCATCTTTACTAATTGCAATATTACCACTATTAGTTTTTGTGAATTCATCTGGCACAGGATTTTTCATTTTAATTCCTTGGTTTTTAAATCTAACCATGTGTAGTACTTGTTTAAACTGTCCTTGATCAAAATTATTTTCAATCTTAAAAACTCTGTATAATCCACTAAAGGGTATTCTGTCTCCTTTGTTCAACATATATGTTCCTGATTCTAAATCAATATCTACCGGAAACCTAAAATCTAAACTTACATATGGTTCGGCCATATTTAAATTATAACTCATAAATGTATCATCATATGCGTTGTAAGAATTATCCCTTATACTTCTATTTTTGTTATCCCATACACCAGGTCCTTGTATATCTGTAAACTCCGGTGTTAACAACGGAGCAAATTGATTATTACTTAGATAAGCAGGATCTCCCATCACTGTCATTTCTAATTTAACCATATCTCCCTCTGGGTTACTGAATGCATCTTGGAACTGTACAAGACTTTCGTTTACACCTGTAACACCTGTTGTCGATGTCTTTCCCCCTCCGGGATAGGCAGTGTGTGGAAGATCCGGTTCAACGCTCTCTGTATCGTTGGATAAATTTCCTGTTGTTCCTCTAGCGGCATTGGTAACTGTAGAATATTGTTGCGGAGATAATGCTTTATATCTTGGACTATAGTACGCAACATTATATCTTATGTTTAGATCTAAGATTTCTGTATTTTCACCAGTGAACACATATTGATATCTTTTTCTTGCTAAAAATTTGTTGTTTATAGAAACAAAGTTTCTAAATCTCGAATGGAGCCCTGGTTGTGTATAATTTAAGATATGAATTTTGATTGGTTCTAAATGATAATGTATTATCTTGGCGTGTGATTTTGTTTTTTCATCTATGCTTGATAATTGTTTGATGTTGGTTGTTACTTTAAAATAGTCTACATAAAACTTATCTTCGTTATCCATAACAAACTTTGCCTTTGCTTCTTCGCTAACCAATTTATCAATCGAATCGCCCATATCGCCGTTGGCCCTGAGTGCCCAATCTTTCAATCTTTGTTTGTCGTTGTTATACGGAGGAATTAATTTCATAACTTCAATAAGATGTTGGCTAATTCCTGTTCCTTTATCTACCGTAGAAAGTCTAGTTGCTAATTTCTTGTTTGTGTTAAACTTTTTTGAATCATCAACATTCTCAGTCAATGAGTCATCTGGTTGATCTGTTGGCGAAAGGTTTGTGAAATTAATATTGCTGGCTTTATCTATAACAAACACATCATTTAATTTTGGATCACAGGTTATAAGATATTTGTCTGCTGTAGTGCCTCCAAATTGTTTTTGCTCGATTTCAATATTAATCATTTCATTTAATGCTTTTGTAAAATCCTGACAATAGTCTGATAGTTTGCCTCCGGCTTTTATGTCAACAGTCAAAGGACTCCTTGTGTAATTGAATCTGTTCATGAAAGCATATTCGTTTACAGGCACGGCTTTGACTGCATACTGAGATCCTCCTTGATTAACATCAATCTGCATCTGGGTAATGTGTACAGGAATGGCTCTTTTTAAATTATCGCCATTGACCAAAGGTTTTCCATGGCTGTCATAACCTTTGTATTCTACTGTAAGTAAAAACGGTGCTGTAACATGATCTTTGAAACCCGAAGCATTTGCGGCTCCCCTCACCTTTGTCACAAGGCTCAACCCGTAGGGTTCGGCAATAGACATGTCAATGCTAGTCACTGACGTAAATTGTCTAGACGGATCTGCTACCGGTACTGTAGTGATATCACACTTCTCTATAAAAAAATCGTGTGCTCTTGTTAGTACTGATTTTGCAAAATCTGAAATTTGCCTATTCTCTACTGTACGAACAGTTGTTTGCGAAGAAATTCCTTCCGAATTTTCGTTTGCTTGTGCCTGAGGAAATATTTGTTCAGATTGGTCTACAAAATTTAAACTACCGTTTATGCCCCCGGTTCTTGCCACAATGTTTGTTGGTTTGTATCCAGATTTTAGATACGATGCAGAATATAATTCTTCTCTAGTTAAGGCACTTAATGTGAAGATACTAACGTACGACGAAAATCGAGTTAACGGGTTTTCGTAATCAATTTTTGCCCTCTTAACATTAGAATTTACGTTTACAACAGTTGCTCCAGAAAACGCATTTTCATTAAAAGTATTAATTTCTTCTTGAATCTTTATTTGCTGTTCAGATTTGATGTTTTTTCTTTTTTCATATCTACTGACCATATAACATCCTATATCCCTAGGTCATCTTTAAGGCTAGAAAGTTTTGGAAGTTGAATTGTTGTGCCTGGTGCAAAATCATATATAGGATCTTCGATCGCATTTGGATTCCTTTGAGCAAACACCCACCATAATCGCGGAGATCCATATAAGTCATATGCTAACAGATCCGGTCTGTATGCATATATTCTATCTATAGTATATTGCACGTCGTCTTCTCTGGCCGTAATTGGTCTAGGTACAAAAAAATCTAAATTTAAGTTATTCTGAGGTGTGACAGCATATGGAGATGTGTTACTGTACTGAGCCATTAAATAAATCCTATTTGTTCAATATTGTTTCCGCTAGTTCCACCTGTGAGTTTTCCAGAAGCAAAATCCTGTAAAGAGAAATTCTTAATTGCTTCTCTGCTGTAAACTGGTTGTATCTGTACTGTAAAGATACTAGATGTTGGAGCCCAAGTTTCTGGGATACGTGTAGAAGTTGAACTGTATGCAGTTTCAGACGCTTCCGGTAAGGATGCTCCTTGTGATGTACAGATATAATCTACATTGTTAGTAAGTTCTACTGTGAAGTTTGTAACTACAACAGGAATATTTTTAAACACGTGCTGTCCATATCCATTCAATAAAAGTATAGGTGGAGGACTGCCTTTATAAGCTTCGTCTCCACCAAAAAACATTTTTGTAACTGTTCTTAAAAAATGTAACGTGGCTACCCATGACTGTGCATCGTCTTGGTTCTGTACAGGAAACTCACCAACTATTGTCATGTTGCTTGTTTCAGAATTTTGGTAGGCATAAAAAGGAAAATTGTTATGAACTGTTGCCATAGGATTATATGCCGCTTGGTGTTGTACAATCACGTTTGGAGTTAACGGAAACAATATCCCGCCGGTATCGGACAGTTTTGAAAGCATATTGTATTTTGTGCCTCCCTTGGTTTTGTTTTGTTTTGTCCCATCACCAAAAAGTATTTGTCTCAAATATGTGTTAGCTGTTGGTACTGTAAGTCTAACTCTCCAGTCGGTTTGGGCGTTTCTTCGTGTCCAAGAAGCATCTGCTCTTGTTCTTAAAGGTGACTCTGCTCCTTGTTGCAGATTTGCGCCAAGCAATCTACCAAGTGTTCTATTAAACACATTAGATGCTACTCCGCCAATAGTTTGCGACAGTGATTTACTGTCCGGGGCTATTAAATTTGAATCGTTCATAATCGTTGACTAACTTGTAAAAATTCTGTATAATCAATAGTATTTATTAGGCATAATTATAGGCGCACTTTATATCCCAAAAGTTTACAATTAAAAACAAAGGAAAACAGGAAAATATGAAAAAAGTAAATTATTTGAACAACAAGGACTTGTTGAAGGAAATTCATAAGAGCAAGAACACGTATTGTTCTTTTGTAAACGAGGGTAACGATCAGTACGACCTTATAGTTCCTGATATTAAAAAGATAAATGCATCAGCTATATCCCAGGCAAGAAAAATAAAAGCAAAAAGACTTACACAAGAGTCGTGGGAACAAGCAAAAGCCGAGGGAGTAAAAAGAGCAAAAATGAGTGATTATGAAGTATCACCAAGAAAATTAGATAAAACAGAGTTGATATTTAGAGTAAAGACATTTGATCATATCCCGGAAGAGGAAGGCAGAAAGAAAAATCCAAAAACAGTTGGGGATCGTCATACTAAAGTTAATTTTCCACCGTTCCAGCACTACAGAATTAACGAAAAAAATGAAAATGTTTGTGTGGGTAAAAGTCACTGGGAAGGCGGCATGTCAAACGGAAACTTTAATACAGGACACGGAAAAATGACAAACAAACTAGCATTAATGTACATGAAGCTGTGTGAGAGATACGGCACAAGAAGTAACTGGAGAGGTTACACATACAATGACGAGATGCAATCACAAGCCTTAATGCAACTGAGTCAGATTGGATTACAGTTTGACGAGTCAAAGTCCGACAATCCGTTTGCGTATTATACAGCGGCAATAACAAATTCTTTTACAAGGATTTTAAATTTAGAAAAGAAAAACCAGAACATCAGAGACGATATAATGGAAATGAACAACCTTAAGCCTA